CTCGGAGTCAATATCACTATCATAACTGGTGTAAGATTCACCATCATCAATAAAAGGTTTTATAATGAAACTGGGGAGGTGACTTGCAATAGAAAATACAGCACTGGAGTCAGTAGGAAGGTTCTCCACAATAGAAGCATCTTCATGACAGTAGATACGTGTAAAAGGAGAATTGTCCTGCAATGCAGCAATGTCGGGTATGACTTCAGCTGCACAGTGACAAAGAGGGCCCATTCTATTACATCTCGGACAAAACTTCAAACTTTCAATAAGTTCATCAGACATACTAACAATACGGTCCTGTTGACCCATATGCTTAGTATGTTCTGCATAAATATATTCCATAGTTTCAGTAATGCTATGAAAGCCCATGAAATTGGGATCCATGCGTCCTGCAAGGTTAACGGGAATAGTGTAGGTTGCACTATCCTCGAACGCGGTGAAAATTTGGATCTCCCAAATATCAACAAGGGGTCCATAATCCCTGCTGTATTTTTCAAAGACTTTTGCAGTATCGAGGCGTTGATCTCCGCCTCCAAACTGGAATTCGGGTCTAATTTTGACTTTAAGAATAACCTTAGCTCTGCGAACGATAGAAAATGGTTCATTAGAGAATTGATTGGCTACTTTATATATGTCACTATTACTGGTATACATGGATACTTTAGGTTTAACAGGTGTTTTACCTTTACCCTCAAGTTCAGCTTTATTAGCAAACATGGGGGAATTGTTGTCAAAGTCAATAATGCGCTGAGTAGGAGCACGTTTAACAAATTCAACAGAAGTATTAGCAACATCATCGTATAGAGTCGCTTCCGTATCACCAGTAATGGTAGAATCGAATGGGTCCATTTCATTAATAACCGCAACATTGCGAAGACGTTCTTCAGGAACACCAGCATGTTTTAAAAGACTGGTCATAATAATTTGGGACAGTGTAGTTTTACCCACACCAGAGGGTCCACTAATCCAAACGGACATAGGCGCTTTACGCACCTTACCATTGGATCGGCGGGCATCAAAATCAGCTCGGAAAAGAATGAGTTTCTCGAGACGAGTTTGATAATAGGATTTCTGCCAAGAATTAGTAGAAATTTTTACGCAACGACGAGCCATCTCGATCGTTTCGGTCAATTTCTTGCCATAATCTGTGTCTGAGATTATAGTCTTAACACCATCAACAAAAAGTGGGATGATGTCTAAGTTCATTGTCTTAGCATGTTGGGAGGCCTCTAATAAAAGAATGTAGTTATTATCAAATTCAGCGGCTTCTGCGTTATCGAACAAAAATTTACGTGGAGATTTGTTTCTAAACAAATCATACGCACCTTCAAAAAGAAAGGTAATAGTATCAATAGCGGCGGAAATTAAATCTGTAGCGTCAGCGTGCTTGCGTAGAGCACCGACATTAAAGAGAGTAATTCCTTTAACATTCCAATTAAGTTTTCTTGAGTCAATAAATCCCATTGTAGCAACAATAGAAATTAAGTTAGAAATCTTAGAGAAAGCGGGCGAAGCTTTAACTGCTTCCCAATTATCACGGATCTTTGGGAGCCATTTAAGCCACTGAATACCTTCGTCGTCATCTTTGTACGATTCGGTTTGTTGAGAAAAAGGATTAAAACCAAGTAGATTTTTAATAAATGTGATCTCGGGAATCGACAAATTGATAGTATTTAAG